CGCCCGTGCCCGCGAGCGTCGCGCTGGTGTTGCTGGCCGACGTGATCGTAACTGTCCCGATCGACGTGATCGTAGTCCCGCCAGTGATCCGATTGACGGTAAACGCGGCGTTGCTCGTGGTTTTCGTGCTGTCGTAGACCGTGGCGCCCGCGAGTGAGGCGGGGACGGTGAGGGCCATGCTCATGGGCACGTTGACCAGCGCGCCGGTGGTCGGCTTGCCGCTGAACGCGAACGTGATCGGCACCTGGGCAACTTCGGTGGGGAGTTGTCCATACGTGGCCGTCCCGGTGATCGTGGCGAAGCTGGCCGGCGCCGGGGTCAGCGTGACCACGCCCATCGTCGTCACCCGGCCCTTGACGTCCACCGTGACAACGGGAACGTGCGTGCCGTCGCCGTAGACGCCCGCTGACACGCCCGAGGCGGCCAGGACGGGGTTCGGATAGCTGCCGGATAAGTCGCCCCCCGCCGCCCCGCTCGGAGCGCCGCCGCCGGTGGCTGTGACGACGAGCGTGCCGCCCGCCGCCGACAGGCCGGTGCCGATCGCGTTGACCAGCGGGCCGTTCCACTGCACCGCGAGCGTGCCCGCCGTGGTGATGGGCCCCCCGGATATGCCGCCGGTCGTGGCGATGGTGGTGACGCTGCCGGCACCCGGCGGCCCTGGCGGTCCGGCCGCTCCTGGTGCCCCCGCCGGTCCCGCGGCCCCGGCTGCCCCATCCTTGCCGGGCGGGCCGGGAGCACCGGTCGAGGCCGCCGCGATGGCCGCGTTGAGGTCGGCGGCCAGCAACTCATCGCCGGTGTGCCAGGGATATCCGGTCATGACAGCACGCTGCTCCCGCCCACTATCCACGCCTGATTGAGCCCCTTGCCCGACCAGCTACTCACGTCGCCACTGTGCCGGCCCAGCGCGGCGGGCATCGACAGCAGCCCGATCTGCGTGTTCGCCATCTCGATCGTGTTGATGGCGACTTTCATCGCGGCCACGTGATCCGGGCGCGAGGGGAGGCCGTACGACATTTGGAGCCTGACACAGAGGCTCCACATCATGGCCTCGATGTATTCGTCAGGCACGCCCAACGGGTCCGTTAGCGTCGTGTAGGTCGGCAAACCGGCTTTCAGAACGAGGTGCAGCTCGTAATGCGACGCCGGCGGCACCGGGACGAACGTCACCCGGCCGATCGGAAACGAACTGTCGTAGAACACGGCACTGGGGATCGAGTGCATATCCTTGAGGGTGATGGCGGCCCAGTCCTCCTTCGCCTCGATGATGCCCAGAGCGACATCGACCGCGTTGGGACCGTCGAACGGCTCGAAACGGAACCATGCCGCCTGTATTTTGTCGGGACGCGCGGTGTTGAAGTCCTGGCCGGGACCGATGGTATACCACTGCGCCCCGGTCGAGACCTTCGACACCTCGATCTCGTTCCACACCAGCCACCGCTTTCGTTGCCATTGGGCGATGAGCATCCGCAGCATGTCCAGGCCGGTATTACTGTCCTCGGCGAGCGGCGTCTGACCAACGCCGTTGATCCCCGAAGCCCGGAGGACGAAGTTGATCAGATCGCCGGTCGTTTCGATCATGCGGACAGCACCGCGAACCACACCCCCGGCGCGGGCGAGAAGTAAGACGCGGCCTTGCCGTTGGCGAGCGGCACGCCCGTCGCCGCGGCGACCCCGTTGATCGTGTCGGACGTGGCCGGATCCGCGAACACCTGCGCCGAGGCCGCCCCCGCGTTCTGAACATACACGACCTGCCCGCCGGCGGCCGGAGGCAGAGCCACGCTGTCGGCCGCCGTGGCGCAGGTGCCGATGCGGTTAACCGCCGCCGTCAGCTTCGTCGCCAGGGGCCGCGTGCCCCCGGCCCTGGCGGTCACGGTGATATAGGACCGCCCGCCACCGGTCGCCGCGATAGCCGGATCGAACAGTTGCGGACCCGAGGAATACTGCGAATTGTATAGCTGGTCCTGCGGGCCTCTGTTGGCGAAACCTGACATGATCGCCTCCTTTAATTGGCCACGAGCCGAACCGCGAGTTGCGGCCGCAGCGCGACAGCGCCCCACAAGACGTCGATACGGATAGGCATCGTGTCGTCCGAGATCGAGTATTGGCGTACCGCGCGCATACTGATGCCGTCCTTGACGACGCGGCTAGCCATGTCGACCCCGCCTGGCATTACGAGATCAGCCGTTGCGAATGTAAAAGCGTCCGGCGCATATGCGAGCGACAGTCCCGTCGCCGTGCTGGCCGTATTCGCGAATGTCAACGTGCTTGTCGTCCCATTTGGCGAGGCGTTGACATTCTGCTGCGGCCCTGACGTGACGATGGCCGGCGCGATGGACATGTTGCCGGCGCCGCCCGCGTATGCCGAGGTCAGCACGAACTGTTGCAACACGCCGCTGTTGACCTTGGTTTCCGGATGGACCCTGAACACGCCCGCGATGGTGAAGATGTCGCCCGCGTTACCAGCCCCGGTGCCGGTGGTCACCGCCAGCGTGGAGCCGGTCTGGGCCGCCGGGGTGGCGAGATACGTGCCGCTCTCGGCACCGCGGGTTTGCGTGGTCAGGTGCGTGTTCTCCGCCCACTCGAACCCGGCGCTCAATCCCATGACGCCATCGGTGTATTGCCGCGCGATCTGCGTTGACTGCTGGAATAGTCCTTTGAGGGCATCGACCATATCGACGTTGTCTTGTGTGTTGATCCGCAACTGCCACTGTTTGGACTGCGGCGTGAGGTTGTCGAGCAGCAGCTTGCGGGCCTGCAATACCGTCTTGAACGGCATCGCCGATCCGGCCGCGCCGACCTGGTTCCACACCGCCGGCCACATCATGGCGATGGTCGCGGATTCGATCTGAGCGGCGAGGACGGCCATGGCGGGTTCGATGTAACGCGCCGTGAAATCATCGATCGACAGCGTGAGTTCGGCGGACGAGAAGCTGAAATCGACGTGATACTGGTTGGTGATCGGCAGGCTGACCTGCGTCTCGATGGTGTTCTGAAGGCTGAGCGCCGGGGTGGTGCTGACGGTGTATTGCACCGGCAGGCGGATGCGCAGCGTCGAGCCGATCTTGGCGCCGGACTGTGCGAAGCTGTCGTCGTACTGCCGGTTGATCGATCCGATGAAGTTACATTTCTGGTGGAGGATCGCCAATGCTTTGGCGGTGATCATTCCGATAGTCAGGAGTGTATTGGTGGCGGGCATGATAGCCTCTGTGCTTTACGGATTGAAGTAAAGCGCCAGGGATTACTGGCGCCGGTTCAGTCCGCTGTCGCAACAGGAAAGCCACGCGATCAGCCGGGATATGCACGCCACGCGGTATTGTCGGACCCGCTACCCGTTCGGTTCGGCACGTCGCGCGGTGTTACGGCCCGCTGCCCGTGGGCACGTCTAACGTCGGATCTGCTTATCCATTATTTCCTTCATATACCGATCGGCCAGCGTTTGCGGGTCGGCGGTGTATTCGTTGAACGTCGGAGAGGCGCGCCCCACCACGGGCCGGATAGGGGCCGGGGCGCGGGTGACGGGTTGCGCGGCGAGGCGGTTGTCGCCGTTGCCGTTGGTGCGTGCCGGAGCGGGACCGTCATCGATCCCGGCGGCGTATTTGCCGAGAGCCACAGCCCTCGCCCGCTCCGTCCGAAGTTGCGCGATGCGCTGCACGGCATCCGGGTCAGCGGCCAGCGCCGCGGCGACTTTGACGCCCTCGCCGCCCGGCATCTCGACCAGGAGCGACGCGAAGCCGGCATCCGCGCCCATTGCGACGAGGTCATCGCACCGCTGTTTCCAGTCGCCGTATTGCGCCGCGCCCTGCTGGTGGAACGTCTCGGTGCGGATATCGCGTTCAACCTCGCTCCTGATTTGTGCCCGCTCGCGCTGGCGGGTCTGCTCGGGCGTCTCATCCTCCGGCGCCACGTTGGCGGCCTGCCGCCGGTAGAACTCCAGCTCAGCGCGTTGCGCGTCGCGCTCCCGCTCAGCCGCCGCCAGCCGGGCCCGGACCTGGGCGACGCGGCGACCCTCCGGGTCCTGGTCCCGGTGTTCCGGTGGTTGCTCTCCCTCACCGCTGTCCGGTGTGGACTCTTGTGGCGGTGCCGGGGGATCGGGAACGGCCGGCAGGACATCGGGGACCGATACGGGATCGTTTGTTTCACTCATGGGGTAGCCTGTGGATTACCTTGGTGCGTTCGGTGTGCCTTCGATGAGCGTAACCGGCCCGTCGTCGGTGGTGTCGGGGCGGGCCAGCGTGCCGCGCATCACCGCGATCTCGGCTTCGAGGGCGAGGATGCGACCGCGCAGACCCTCGTTTTCGTGCAATGCCTCGGCCAGTCGCTCGGCGTCGCTCATTGCCGTGGCGCCCCTTGCGTTGCCGCCGCGCCGCCGCCAGCCATGAGGCCCGCGAGGCCAAACTTGCGGATGATCTCCATGATTTCCGGGGAGAAAACGACGGAGTTACGGGTCCCCTCGCCCGCGGCGCGGCTGCGCTCGTCGAGGTAGCGGATGCCGGGGATGCCGTATTTGTCCTGTAGAATGCTCGACGCCTGATGCTGACCGCCAACGGCCTTCGTCAGTTTCTCGTAAAGTTGCTTCCCCGTCATGTTCGCGATGCTCGCGGGCAAGTCGGCCTCGGGCGCGATGCCGTTGGCCTGTTTCAGCGCGTTGACGACGTGATCCGACTGCCGCGACATCGGCGTGTCCCAGTCGAGGAAGTGCGCCGGGTCGGCGTTCACCTGGACCTCATACATGTGGCCGGGCGGCTTCATGGCGGCCTCTACCTTGTCCGCCAATTGGTGGAACTGACCGGCGTATTGAGGGTCAACGTCCATTGCCGTCGCTCTCAGAAACGCGAGCAGATTTGGATCGCCGACGCTGTTTCGCGCGATGCTGGCGACCTCGGGATGCACCCCGGCGGCATCAATCGCCGCGTGTATATCAGCCTGCGACCGCGTGTTCTGAGGCGTCAGCCTATCCCGATACCCCCGCGCCACGCCCTCGGCCTCCGCGAGATACATCCCGTGTCCATACGCCTGCGCGCCCTCGCCGGTGCCGATCTTGGACAGGTCGAACTGATCGAAGCTGTGCGGCGAGCCGTGGTAAGAGGTGAAGCCGGGTCCCCTGCCGCCCGGTGCCGTCGTGCCCATCAGCAGCGCGTTGCCATATTCACCCACGGCACCGCTCAACCCCGCCATCGTCGGTAACCCGGTCTTGTCGTCCCACAACCCCATGGCCGCCGATTTCCGCCGCTGCGCCTCCATCCACTGATCCACCGCGCTCACGGCCTGCGTCACCGCCGCGCCCTGCGACATGGGCACCGTGGGATCGGACGGATCGGGGATGGACGACCACGCCGGCGCGCGGCCCAGCGGGTTGTCCGTGTCGTCGCCATAGCTGAGCGCGTTACGGGCCAGCGCCGCCCCCTGGAGCCGGTCCTGACGGCGTCGCGCCATTGGTCCCGGTCTGTGGCGGCATCGGATTGACCATGGACTGTAACTCGCCCTCGTTGGCCGCGTGCTGCCGGAGGACCGGGTGTAGCTCCGTGCTCAACATATCCTGTACCATCTGCCGGACCACAACCTGCAAACTGAGCGGATCGATGCCGCCAACCGCCTTGAGCCGGTTCGTCTCGGCCTCGTAATCCTTGATCGCGATCTCCTGGCTCTTGTCCTTGGCCTGCTCCTCGGCGTGAACCAACTGCGCCTTGAGACTGGCGATCTCGGCGTCGGCCTTCTGCAACAACCCCTGCGCCTGCTGCTGCATCTGTTGCGCCTGTTGGGTCACCGCCTGCACCTGTGGATCGACGCCGCCTTTGTATTGCGGCGGAATGCCCCGCTTCAAACGATCAGCCAGTTCGTCGGCACCAGGGAAGTCAGAGTTCGCTGCCCAGAAATCCCCGACGATCTGAAACGCCGCCGGGTTCTGTTGCATGATCTGACTGAACGCGTTCGCCGCCTCCTGCCGCTGCGTGCCGTAACTCGGCCCGACATCGGCCTCAACGTCATAAGTCCCGACATTCGGATTAAAGATCACCGTCGGGTCGGGCTTCTCCGGGTCCTCGGTCTGCTGCTGCGCCTGCCCCGGCGTCAGCGGCATGGGATTGCCGTCAGGCCCCGGCGCGATCTGCTGGTGCGCGTCCGGCGCGTTCGGATCGACCACGACCTTGTTCTCGCTGCCGTCCTCGGCGAGCATCATAGTAACGCGCCTGACATCATACACCTTCGGGATAAGATCTATAAGTATTCGTCCAACTTGTCTTATGGCTTTACTTTGATTATCTATGTAGTGATAAGTAGCGGTGTCACCTTGTCTTTGTCGTTGCTGTATCGCGATGCCCGACCGCTCGTTGCTCGGCATCCCGAGTTCGGCCTGATACTGGCCGGTGACGGACATGAGATCCTGCCGCGCGATCGTCATGCCGGTGATGTAAGCCTGGGCCATGGTCGGCGGCTCGACGCGGGCCG